CTTTAGTAATGGCACATTTGTTTTTACAGGTTTTAGACCTGCTTATTTGTTAGTAAAAAATATTTCTACTGGCAGTACTAATTTCATTATAAAAACTTTAAAAATATCCAAGTTTAATACACAAGAACAAGGAATTGCAGCAAACCGCCCTGATGCAGAAGTATCGTCTTTAAGTTCATTTGACTTTTTTGCAAATGGTTTTAAAGTTACAAATAATGGAAGTTTTACAAATACAAATGGAGACACTTATATTTATTGGGCATTTGCTGATTCTCCTTTTAAATTTGCAAGAGCATTGTAGAATAGAAATATGGCATTTAAATTAGACGGAAAACCTTTACCAGTTGATGTTCCTTTTACAGTTGGGACAGGAGAAGATGCTGTTAATTACCCTGCTAATTGGTTAAGACTATCAACGGCAGATGAAAAAAAAGCTATTGGGATTACAGAGGTAGCTGACGACCCAACATATGACTATCGTTTTTACTGGAATGATGGAACGGCAAAAGCACTTGATGATGTAGACGCAAAAGATGATGAAGGTAATTTAATAAAAAATGAAGATGGCACTCAGGTGGTTACATTAGGTGTGAAATCAGTATTGAAAGCACAGGAAAAAAAGACTGCTGGTGCTTTATTAGCAAGATACGATTGGTACGTTGTAAGAAAAGCTGAAAAATCTATTGCAATTCCTTCAGCAATTACAACTTATCGTGATGCAGTTAGAACAGCTTGTGATACAAGAGAAACCGAAATAGATAATTGTGCAGATACAGCAGCTTTAGTAACTTTATTTAGCAATAAAGAAGATGGCACTCCTAACATGACACAATATCCATCAGACTCCAATCAATAATGAATCTTAAAGACAGAAAAGAACAATTAATTAAAGAAAATCAAGAAGCTATTACTGAGTATGAGAAGGCCATACAAGCCGCCAATATGTTTAAAGCAAAAGCTTTTTCCTGTCAGGAAAGATTAAAAGAAATAGAAATGCTGATTATAGAGTCAGAAGAAAAAGTTAATTAACCTTTTCCATTTGTCTAGTCATATAGCTGGTTATTAAATATAAAGGAGTAATAGTAGGAATAATTATTAAAAAAGATATAATTAAACTGTGAGAAATCGCTTTTAGTATCGCTTCTTTAACCATGTTTCAAAAGATTTGTCAGATAGCTTCATTGTTGTCTCTTTTTCTAACCTTGTCAATGTTGGGCGGTTCATACTACGCTTACAGATTTGTCACCTCTGAGCAATTCAAAGCAAGGGTGATGAATGAAGTTCTGAACAATGTACAGGGCATGATGCCCAAAGTTTTGGATAATGCTTTGCCAGATATGACAGGGCCAACAGTTCCAGAGTATATCAAGCCTAAAAGTTAATGGAGATACCAGAAATAGGTATCAGACAAATTAATGTTCCAGAGGTCTATATTCCTGAGATATACAAGCCTGACCCTGTATTGCCTGTAATAACTAATTTAGAAATAGATGTCGTAGGTTGTACTTATCAGCATAGAGATATAAAAAATACTGGTAATACTCAACTTTTACTTGATGACCCAAACGGAGTGTTTCTGACTTGTGGTGAATCTTTGTTTCCTAGCTTTTACCCTATTGATTACAGGCCAGATCAGTTGGTAATTACTGAGGATTTGCCAATAACAAATGAAGCTCCACCCATGCCAGAGTCAGATATTCCAGAGACTAAAACACCAGAAAAGAAAAAAGAAGAATTAGTAATCCCAGAATGTCCTAGTAAAAAGGAGCAAAAAGTTGGAGATTACAGAAATGCAAAACGCATTGAAAGAGTTATAGGCCATAAGTTATCCTCAGACAAAACAGAGTGCATTACCATCTATGAGGACGTACCCTTTCGAGAGACTTTTATTGGTACACCTGAAGTTCTTATTTCTACTGCTGCTATTGGTTTGGTCGCTGGTAGCTCTGCGGCTCTTGTCCCTGTGATACAAGGAATTGCAAAGAGTGGTATCAAGCAAATAACTAAGCGTTTTTCTAAAAAAGACAAGGTATAAACATAAGCAAAGGATTTTACAAGCCCTTTACAGGCGATTTAAAAGCCTTATTTTTTTTGAATTTTATGAGTATGAGGCAATACTTGGTTTGGTAAGGGAATAAGCTTTACATCTTTACAAGTGACTGCGTGTTCACCTGTCAGTACTACTCCGAGTTTGGCTTGTTTACCACATACCTCTAGCCTATACAAGGCCATCTCTAATTTAGTTTTTTTGATTAATAACTCTTGAGCTTCAATATTTACAGCCGCAGCTTTCTTGCATAGCTCCCCACCACTACCCAAAGGAATATTAAATTGCATAGATATTCCATAATTTAAGTTGTAATTATCTTTCTCAAATCTTGGTGTTTCTTGAATATATTTGATTGCCCCTGTGTCCTCGTCATAGATGTTTTGTTTGGTAACTGTTTCTATTGGCCTGTTAAAGCTCCATGCGTCTGTTAAATAGGGAGTTATGGTCAAACTGGGCGAGGTACAAACAATTCCTTGACTGTAGCGATTTTGGGGCAAGCTGGAGGGAGTTATCATCGTGGCGTTGTTATTTACTACCCCTTGAGCATTTGATGAAGGCGAAGCAACAGTTGTATTAGCCAAAACCCTTGCAGGGCAAAGAATAACAAGAATTACTGACCAAAAATACTTTGAGTTTCCGTTGTAGTAGTAGTTGTGATAGTCCGATTTATTGTTGTTACGTTGGAAAGGCCAGCACCCTGTAAAGATTCGACCAGTGAAAAGCTTTGTCCAGCGTTTACTATTTTCCATCTTGGCACAGCCTCAAGCTCTGGACTTGTCCAACTAAACTGAACACCATTAAGAGTCTGAGTTGTTCCAGCAACTGTCGAAGGATTGATATACCCATTGAGGTCTGCTGATTCAATATTGTGACCAGATGCTGAGTAAGAAAAGCCAGAATTGTATTGGTGCGAAGTGATTGTCTCATTAATTACTGACTGCGAAGTACTGGACTGAGTTGAACTACCTGACCTAAACTGGGGAACCACAGGTGTGGCAAGGGTTCTTAGAGGTAGTAGTAATATTAATAATAGCCAAAATTTAGTCAATTTCAATCTGAACAGTAGTGGACGCAGTGCAGCTAGTACCAGAACCAAAAGCACCACTGCAAGAATGAACCCCACTAGACAAACTGCTAATACTTCCACTTCCCAGAGTCCCCCCAGAAATCACTGTCGTTTGTCCACCTAATACTGGCAGGGTTGCTATGCCGCTTGATGGAGTGATTGCTGACTGTGTTACGTCCCCAGCCTGATATGACTCCGATAGTGAAAACGCTGACCCAGCAGTGGTAACAGATTTATTTGTGTTCACTAAAGCTGGAACTCCATTACTTAAGCTGCCAAGATTTAAACCACCTATGCCATTTGTTACCACACTGTCTCCTGTCCCTGTAGAAGTAGTAATATTATTTCCGCTTATGCTGTAGCTCGAAGCTGCCGCATTTGTAATTACATAAGGCGAGTCTATGGAAAATGATGCAGCCGTCACATATTTTGCTGTGATCTCGGCAAAGGCACTAGACGGAGAAAGAAAGATAATAAAAGGAATTAGCTTTTTCATTTGATTCCAACTTTAGTATTCTTATTATCCACTATAACTGGTTTCTTGCCGTTGCCATTTTTACCCTTTATAGAAATCCCATAAGCCGAAGCTATATTTCCAACAAGGCCAGCAGCAAAAGTGTCTAGCCTTATCTTTTCCATGTATCCCAAAGTCATCACTGATAAAGCCCAAACCAAAATTAAAAGTCTGATACCATGACCAAAATAGTCCCGACCCTCTTTTTCTTCTTCTTCCATGAAATTAAGGTTTCTTGTCTAATACTAGCAATTTAGCTAAATTAGGAAAAACAAACAAATCATGTCAAAATTTCTAATCAACCTATTTATCAGGTTTGGCAAGTCGGAATCTATCAGAAAAGGTCTTTTGCTTATGTTAAAATCTGCGGCTGAGAAATCAGATAATGACGTTGATGACGCAATAGTAAAAATGATTGAGGAAAAACTATTCCCTGTCAAATAATGGATATTATCAAGGCTCTTACATCTACCTACAGCCTTGAGGGTGAGTTTGAGGTGCAAAAGTCCATACAGTTTATTGAAAAATTAGAGGATATTGAACTGCTCAAGCCGTATTCAATCAAGTTACTTAAAACAAACGCAAAGCAAGCTCACTTTGTAAGCACTTCACTTGATGTTATAGCTTCACAGCAAGCATATATTTATAAGTTAGAAAAACGATTAGACAAAAAAAAAGCGACCCTTTGGGATCGCATTAGATACGTTTTGTTTAATAAGAAGTCAGGGAACTAAATCCTTTTCTGTAATATCGAACCACATAGTAGATTCAACAACCTGACCTGTAAGCTCATCTGTTTTAGTTACCTCGCAGAACTCAAAAAGTTTTTCTGTTTCTGGTTCATAAAAGATTTGACCCACATAAGGGTTAACAGGAAAAGAAATTAATTTCATAGTTA